GTAGGTAAAACTACAGCCATTTGTTACTAAATGTGTTATCTCTGTCATACTCTAAAACTCTCACCGCAACCGCATCTATCGCGTTCGTTAGGATTTCTGAATTCAAATCCTTCGTTTAAACCATTACGCACATAATCGATTGTCATATTATGTATATATGCGCAACTCTTTGGGTCCACGAATAAACTACAACCTTCGCAGTCTATTTTTATATCTTCGGGGAAGGGTTGGTCAACATACTCAAGCACATAGGCTAAACCAGAACAGCCTGTCGTCTTGACGCCTATTCTGATTCCTATGCCTTTGCCTCGTTTGGCAAGTGTTTGTTTTACTTTGTTGCTTGCTTTGTCAGTAAGAGTTATCATTACTTCATTGCTGATTTGGCCATTTGATTGACGACTTCTTGACTTTTTGTTTCGTCATTGGATGTGTCAGACATCTCTTGTTGGCCTTTGAAGATAACACTATCACCTTGGATGTTAGTGATAATGTTATTCAGTGGAGGGGTTTTGACCATGTCAAACAAATTAGATTTGTCTAAAATGATTCCGTTGTCATCCAAATATTGAATAAGCTCGTCCGTAGTCCAATCAGACTTTGACTTGCCGATCTCAATGTTGCTTTTCAACTGACTGAGAACAGCAATAAGTCTGATAGTTAACGGATCAGGACCAGCTAGCTCGTATAGAAACATCGAGATTATCTCTTTGCTCTACCAACTCCGCCGACTGGCTCGAACTCTGGTTCTTCTGTATCACCAAGATCAGCGCCTAAGTCATCCATACCAGTGTCAATGTCGTCCATGCCTGCGTCTAGATCATCCATGCCAGCATCGATATCACCTTCAGCGCCTAGATCATCTGTACCAAATGCTTCTGCACCCATGTCACCTTGACCAGTCAATGAGTTAACTGCTGACTTCAAGCCAGCTTGTACTTCTGACAACGTTGATGCTAGCGTAGACAATTGCTGAGTTACTTGATCGTTGAATGCTTGGCTTTCAGACACGCCAATTTCAGATTCAATGCTTGTTACAAGAGCAGGAAGTTCTTTAACTTGCATCTGACCAACTTCTTCTAACATCTTCTGTACAGAATCAGATAGGTCTTGAGCAGCTAAGTAAACTTGTGACTTCTCGATTTCTTCGTTCTCAACAACGATACGTGCTTTAGGACGTGAGCTTAGATCAGCAAAATGTGCAGCTAATGCTTGTTCCATGAACACCATCTTCATATAAGAAGGGCTTGTTTGCTCTCTATAGAAGTTAGGTGATTGCTTAGACTCACTCATTAATCCACGTACTTTACGTAGCATGGCTTTAGTAGCGTCCATTGGCATTTTTGCTACGTTGAATGGCATTTCATAGTGCTCGTTTAAAGCACGTGATGCTGTAGCAATTTTTTTGTTATCGAATTCAGTTAATTTCATAGTTGTGGGTTCCAAGACTAATATAAAGTATTTATCATTTATGGCTTAATGTTATGGTTTTTTATTCCATCTTCTAGCCTGCCATGACATAGATTCGTTAATGAATCCGTTCAGTTCTTCTGCAATCTGCTTTTTCTTCAGTTTTTCTTCAGTCAATTTAGCAGCGTAGATCAATTTGTCGTCTGCTGTCTTTGCTCGTTTCAACAGCATACTATGCCATGTGATATCAGCATCTACACTACTTAGCTTAAAGTCTAGGATAATGATTCGTTTGGCTTCAGCTATTCGGTTTCTCTTGTCATAGCTACACCAAGTAGCTGCGCTTTTGAGAGTGTTGAAGGATTGTTCTAATGAGGAAGTATCACTCGTTACGATGAACGATTCTCCTTGTTTCTTGATGTGATATAGATTGTACATACAATACGATCCAGGACCATCTGAAATAATGCTCAGGTCCTGTAATTCTGCCATAACTTTCTTTGGTATAGCTTTGGTTATACGGTTGATTGTCTTGTCATTAATCATTGCTTATCACTTTAAAGTAAATGTTTCTTAGTTCGTCGGATGTATCTAAGAAGTTGGGGAGTTTTTCCCACTCAGTTTTGCATAGGATCATAGGAATTCTATCACAATCAGTGTACAACGCACCTAATTCAGTTATGCCGTCATTGAAGACGCTAGTATGCTGAATCTCAAAGTCAAAAGACCAACAGTCGTATTCTTCATCCCCTTGCTGCTGAAACAAGAAGCCAAAATTTTCAAATTCATCAAACCGAATCTTCATTTTTTCAGGTCCACGCTTGACTTCTGGCAGTGAGCGTAGTGAGATTGCTTGGATGATGGTATCAAAATTACATTGCGTATTGCGCTTGTACAACCACTCTGGATTTACTTGATCCTGAGGACGGCTACGGTTCAACACCCCAGTTTGGGTTATATCGAACAACGTGTAGCAAGTTAATGTATAGCTCATACTACTATTTAACAGCCGTAAAAAAACCCGAGAAATTCTCGGGTTCTTTTAATTAACTAGTGATTAACCAGTGAATGTAGCTGTAGCTGTAGTAGTTGTGCTAGCAACACCTGCTGCTGTGAAAGCTGCGTCAAGTGCTGTAGTATCCCAAGCGCCTACAGGGTAAACAGCAACTGCTAACGTGTCGTTAGAAGCGTCTGTGTACTCATACAAATAAACAGTAGCCAATTGTTGAATTGTTTGAACTAGAGTGTTGATTTGAGTTGTAGTGAAAGCGCCAGAAGCTGTAACTGTGAAGAAGTCTAGCTTAGGACCTTGAGGTTGAACTGTAGCTGCTGATGTAACAGCGTTAACTGCGCCAACTGTGTAGCCGAATGCGTCATAGACGCTTACTGGTTGATAGTCACCATGTGTACGTGTAAATTGTGCCATTTTAATATTCCTTTAAGAAGTTTGAATCCTACTGATTCATATACTTATTTAGTCCTGGCACAAAAAAACGTCGGTTTTGGCTTACTTTTTTTGGATACTTTTGCTAAACTTCCCCTGATCTCTAGCTTTAATAGCACCCAATAGCTTGCGTTCCAACACTGCTGCCTTCTCAGGATCATAGTGTTTGTTAATCATCTCTAGTAGATTGATGGCACTGGTGATGATATTGTGAGCGCGGCTTTCGATGATATGATTAGTATCACGAGTTTGTCCAATCGACTCAAGTTCTTCCAGCAAGGACTTTGTTTTGCGGTGCATAATTTGTATTCCTAGTAGTATTTATGATTTATTTCTTCAAATCGTTCAATAGTGATTTGAGCTTGTTGCCACCAGTTACGTTTGCAGTTACTCGTTTTTGTACAGGTTCTAGTACTTCACCTGTGGTTTGATCGATGATAGGATCTGATGATACTAATGTCGATTGAGTTTTAAACTTGTTCATAATGTCATTAGGACTTGGTGCAGGCTTATACTTCGCTTGCTGTGCTGCATAATCGTCAGGATCGCTGTCAGAAATACGCATAGTTTCGATGTTATAGTCTAAGTCAATCTTCTGACCCACACCTGTCGAACTACGAGACTTCATACATTGAATCTGATACTTACCACGCTCACGCATACTACGACTTGTGAAGATACCAAACACGTTATCTGCTGTGTTAATCTTTGAGATACCACCTGCAATGTGACTATGATCGAATTCAATTTCATCGACCGCAGTACGGTTCAATTGAGAAGCAGTAACTAACAAGATACCAAGTTCCTTAGCTAAGTTACGCAATTCTTCTGCAACATACTTGTCTTTAATGAACTGATCGTTAGGTGAAACTTTAACTGATACTGGCATAACCAAGTCAAGATAGTCGACCATCACAAAGTCAACTTTGATACCTGTCTGAATCTGTACTTCTTTCAAGTATGAACGAATGTCGTTTACGTTACTCTGAGCAGGCATACCCTTAACACGATATTGACCGGCTTTCTTACCAGTCATCTTGACCTTGAGCGCAGTTGTATCGATATCCTTACGAATATCTTTTGTACTCATCATTGTCAACATCGCGTCAGTACGCAATGAGGTCAATTCTTCTGAAAGTTCCAGAGAGATATAGACACCACTCATACCTGCTTGCAGCCAATTCAAAGCCATGTTCATCATGACCAATGACTTACCTGAGCCTGAGCCACCTGCGAAGATGTTCAACTCACCACGACTGAAGCCACCATACAATAGCTTATCCATCTGAGGCCAGCCAGTAGATACTTGACCGCCTGCATTGAAATACTTGTTGATACGCATTGCAGGATCAGCAAAGTAATCAGTACCCATGTCACGTTGCAAGCTAATCTGAACCGCGTCTTTGATTAGTTTCTCAACTGGATCAAACTCACCTTTCTCAAGCAAGTCAGCCGCAGTTAGAATCGCACGTTCTAGCTCTTGTCTACGAGTGAATGATTCGAACTCATCCAAGAACCAGTCATAGTGACCTTCGTTTAGTTCGGGGATAGTTTCTAGTTTGATCCCTGTCGTTGCTTCTAACAGTTGTGGATCAGGGATAGTGCTGTATTTTTCTGTGTTCTCTTTGAATGCTTCTACTACTGGTCTCAGTGACTTGTCAAAGTTTGCAGGGTTGATAATGTTAGCGACACGTGTATATAATTCTGCGTTGGACAGCATCATACGTAAGAACAATTTCTGTACGTCTGTTGTGTATTCTAGTTTAGGCTTAGAATCCTTTTTGTTTGCCAATTTGTTTCTTCCTTAATTCAATCTTAATCTTACTGTTTGTTGCGTTTTGTAATATACTTAACAAGGTCGGCAGCTTGCCATATTTATTGATAGCATCATTAACGTCTTTAACGTCACTAGACCAAGGGGGTAAACTAACTTGGTACCCTAATTCTAATGCTCTATCAATGATCTTTAATCCTGTCTTGTCATAGTCTGGAACGACAATGACTGGTCTGTTTAGTTGTGCGATTAACTGTGCTTGTTCGTTACTGATATCATCATGCATCAATGCAACACCATTGATACTCAGTGCGTCAAAGATACCTTCAGTTACAATACATACTTGCCAATCTTCTTTCTGTGCGTCAATGTTGAAGACATAACCAGGCTGTTGAATGTTGATGTACTTGGGAATCTTGTCATCAGTGTATCTACTTGTGTGACCTACTACCTTGTCTTTGTAGAAGTATGGTACAATGATTCTGTTCTTGTTTCGTCCAATATCATTTGGTGTTACTTTGAAAGGATAGCTATCATATTCGATGCCTCGTTTTTCTAAGTATTCGATATACTTGAAATGATTAGGGTCTTCTAAGTTAAGATCGACTGCACCTGTTGGTAGTTTCTGCTCACCAAACTTGATCTTGACTCTTTTGGTTGTTGTCTGTGTGAAGTCTAGTAAGTCTTTATTCTGTAGACTTTCAAAGCTCCATCGTTGAATTTCAAGATCGTCAATGCCACACCAACTCAATAGATTACGGGTTTTCTGTGAGATACTTCTGCCCATTGTGAAGTTGCACTTGAACCCACAGTTGAAGCAATGCATAGTCCAGTTCGTTTGACCGTCAAACTTCAACCCACCTCGCATTCTGCGATCAGGCTTATGTCCAAAGTGGCTGCAACACACAGCGTTGAAACTAGTCCAACCACTGCCTGTGAGCTTCTTTTTACCGGGAATAATAGTTAATATATCAAACACATTGATAGTATAACAGGACTGTCTTGAGTAATCAAGACAATAGGACGCTTATCTAGCCAATATGTTAGTCACTGCGCCCGCATTACTCTGAAATACAGCACGTACATAAGGATGGAATCCATTGACCACATAACCCTTTGTATCAGATACATTCGCTAAGTTGTTGTCTGTGACAATAGTATACCAGTCACCGTCAACAATCGTAGAACCTTGAATAGTAAGATTGCCATAGAATTGGGTGAATTGAGCTTGGATAGACAAGATAGGATTATCGTCAGTGGTAATCACGCTAGTGAAGTATGTAACACTATTCGAATTGCTATTGTTTGCAGTATTAGGGAAAATCTGTCCTGTAGGGATAGTAACTGATTGTGATGGAACAAAGCTAGGCAAGATACTGTTGACGATGTTTAGATCACCTCTACCACCTGCGTTGCTATCTACGAATACAGGGAAGTCAAATGAACCCACTGGAATCTCTAGTGTATAATAGCACTTCTGAGCATCGATATTAACTAGGTCCGCAGCATTGAGGAACAAGGATGTGATGCCAGTTGCAGCAAATTGAGGAGTAAGAGCCTTCTGCAATAGAAGTTCATTGCCCTCATAGTTCAGAATACGACAAGTAATCTCTTTACCCGTGATATCAACTGGCTTTTGCTCTTGGTTCAAGAACTGGAATTGTAGTTGATTATCAACCCCTTTGTGTAAAGTTAACGGTTTAGCGTATACTGGCATATATTTCCTCGGTGATAAGCCCGTGAGTAAGACAACAATTTGACGTTGCGTATAGAGAAAGACTGATGTTGAATACACTATGTGGGCTCCTAATATTATATTTATGTTTCTTTTGCCCGATAATAAATACTCTGTGATTCAAAATGAGTTCTTCAAACGCCTAAGCGAAAACCACCCGTTCATTACTGTATGTTCGTACGCCAACCAAGATTATGTTGGAATCGTTCAAAACCGTGATGATGTTGTCACCACTATATACGACTACGGGGCGATTATCGACTCAGCCGTAAAAGAACGTTTCCTAGAATTAGGAGATATATGGTGGTGGGAAAGTAACAGACTTATACCTATCAATCTGTTCTTAAAAGAAGAATGGGCCATTTTCAGGCCCTATCTACGAACATTCAATAATAAGAGTCTAGTCATTGTACACGGTCCTACGTGTAGCATGACAGAATTGAACAAACGCCGTAGCAAACGCCGTTCAATCACACTAGTTAAACGTCTACCTTAATGACCTTGTTCTTCTAGTAGATTCATGTGGACGACTACTAGATGTGCATAAGCAATTGCGTGAGCTTGCTTAAACGTATATCCATCAGAACCCTTATCCCACACACTTGCACCTACTTCGATCCAGCGTTTGCCCATCAGATGCTTCTTGCCAGGACGAATAACAGCTAATAGCATGGCCAAGCGAGTTACACTATCGACTGGTTCAGGCATCTTCTTCATGTTCTGATAGTGATTACCCAAGTGAATCAACTTCTCAACGAACTTAGGATCATTCAGTTTATCCCAGTTAGGTGTACGCATCAATGAAACAAGATGTTCCTCGTCACGCACTTGTTCGTATACGTGAACGTTCAATAAGTCTAATTTGAGATATCCACGCTTTTCTGCCTCAGTGTAATCAATCGATGCAATATTGTGTACTGCATCGAAGGGTACGTCTGTTACATGAATGCCGGTTGCGTGTTTACGAATCGGCCTGACATTACGCATTGCTGCAGGTACGTGCTTGAGGTGAGCAAGAATCTTTTCTCTGTCACCAAAGTCAATGTCAATGTCTGAGTTAAATTTCATCGTGCTGGAGGAACTACGCCTGCTTTGATTAGTTTCATGTAAGCCTTCTGTACAACAATTGCTTGTCGTTCAGCGTCTTCTACTGCTTTGTGACTAGTAACGTGGCCTCCGTCTTTGAGACTGACTCCGGTAATATCATATAGTGTTCGGGTGTCTCTGACTTTATAGAAAGCCCAGGGGATAGGGTTTGGTCTTGATGATGTTTGTCGCCATGCATCTTCCATGACAACAACGTCAAATGCAGCACCGTTAGACCAAACACAACTGTGATTCCAACAAAACTTATAAAGGGTCTCCATGCATTCTGCAAATGGTACACGTCCTTGGTCTCCCATAGCTTCTTCAATTGCTTCTGGACTTTGTGTACCCCACCAACGCAATGTGTCTTCATTGATAGTCCTTTTGTGAATCTCAGTTTGGTCCTCAATTGTAGGACGTAGTTCGAGTTTGTCGATAATGCCTTGACCTTTTGGATCAAACAAAACAACACCAATAGTTAGAATCACACAATCAGGTGTTGTGTTAAGTGATTCAATGTCAATCATTATATCTGCCATAATATTCCTTTTGTCACATTATACACTTAGTGCATAGTGAGTGTAAACTTTTTCGGACATGCATACGCTAGTATGTGTCTCCCACCATGATTTGCAGTAACAAGGGAAACCATATTTCTCTTGCAACCATGTCTTGGCCTCTCGTTGTTTAGTTTTGATTTCGTAGAAAGTTACATCTTCCCATTCAGTGCCGTTATGGATCTTCTTGGTAAACTTTCTAAATGTAATTGGTGTTTCGTCTTCTATGTATATCATTGGTATTTCAGTAAAAATATAAGATACTTCTTTTCGTCCATGATCTTGTATCCATCAGTTATGTTACCGTTGACTATTTGCATCTTGATGCCGTAGTTTGCTTCAATGTAATCTTCAAAGTCATACGCATCAAAATCAATAGTGGCTGCATCCTGCATGTATTCTCTACGAATCTGTTTCAATGCTGCCCAATAGTCCCAACGTCTTTTGCGTTGTTCTAAATTAGGATCATCGTCATCGTAATCTTGAAACGGTGGAATAGTGCTCATGATGAAAACTTAATTGCAAAGAATGTAGCGAGTCGTTCATCTTCTAGTGTGAGATACCAACGTTTAGTACGCATCTCAGGTTCCCATTCAGATGTAGCTAACCAGCCCTGTCCACCAATACTATTATGTAGATAATGCATTCGCGGCCCTACATTCTTAGCGAGCCATTGTTCTTGCTCACCTGTCAATGTGTTATGTCGTAACGGTATCTTTATCGCCATGTGTTAATAAATCAAATGCTGTAGCGTATTGCACTTCGGGTTCCATGTGAAAACTTGTGCCCCATACAATCCAAACTCTACGTTTGTATGCTTTCTGCCAGAGGATACGGCCACCGCTGATGGTCTTTTTAGGCAAGATAACAAATGTCTCTGTCCATGGGTAGCAGTCTGCCCCGTTTGTTATAATAGAATATCCCATACTTTTCTTTTTGTATCTGTGCATGTCAATGTTCCAGCCTATACTGCGGCCCCAGTTTATAGCCATTTCAATATGAACCATTCAGCATCTTGTTTCTTTTCAAAAACAAATGTTCTGCCTAACTTGGTGTGCTTACCCGTGCAGTTTTCATCAATCCATATTTCAATGTCAATTGATTCGTACCTGTCTTTTAGTCGTTCTAATTCAACTTTAGTCCAACCACCTAACACTAGCATGTCTATCATAATTTCGTTGTCAATTTCTTCTGCTATGGCACTAGCCATCTTTGTTGCTAGTTCTTCTACTAAATCTGTCATCGATATTCTTTCATAGTGACTTCTTCATACTCACCTGCGAATGCAATTCTAAAAACTTTTGCGGCTTCACTGTGTTCAAACTGAATAACATCATATCCTCTTGGGATAGAACCACCAGTATAAACACTAGACCATTCAACATGAAAGCGACTGAAGGGTCCCTTCTCAGGATATGCTTCTGCCCATTGGTACATATCAGTGGTACACTCTTTAACTTTGAATCTGTATGTGAAGTATGGGCGATTATTGCCACCACCGCTGTAGAAGTATTCCATCAGTCCCAGCGCAGTAAAAATAATGTTAGGTCTTCATCGTTGCACAAGAAGATTTCACCGTTCTCAGTGATATCATCCAACGAGTTCTTTCAATAGCATCTTGATAGCCAGGTTGCCCGTATGTTTCAACACACCAAGCACGAATCTCGTTGCCGTCTACTTCACCCTTACCCTTCCAGGATACAGTGTGAACTTTTCTTTGACTACCGTAGTAGTGTTCTGTTTTGTGCGTGAATGGAGTAGTCATCGGTTTAAGATCGCCCACATGTCAAGTTTGTTTTTCATGTCATCACGCTCTTTTTGTGCTTCATACCGTTTGCGTTCTTCACGTTCTCGCATGTATTTTTCTGTAGTGATTCCTTGTCGTAGCTGTTCAATCAACTCGCTAACCTTCATTGGCTTCATTTCTTCGATTTCATCATGTGCTTGCTTTAATTGTTCTTGTAAGTACTCAATTTCATTTTCAAGATGACTGATGTACTGACCAGGAAGATATTCAGTGCATGTTACGACACTACGAAAAGTACAGAATGTCTCATCCATACCTGCACGTTCAAGGTCATCTAAGATAGCACCTGGATGACGATCCATGTATGTAGCAAGTCTGACACGAACAGGGTCGTTGTCAAATTTAATAGTGTAATCAATCAATTCATTGTCTGTCATGTTCATATCCATAATAAGTAATACCACATTGCGTCTTTTTCTTCTACTTCATAGTAGATATCATCTTGTCCGATTTGCCACATTCCCCATTCTGTTCTATCCACGTAGTTCTTGCAATTCGTTTCTATCCACTTGCATCGCTCCCACCAGGTGATCGGGCATGATATCGTAACTCTGGTCACGACCACCTCAACATAAAGTGGGTAGCATCTTTTTCATTAGCAAATCTAAATCCAACTCTACCATCGGTGCTATATCCAATAGTCCATCGTTGTTCATCAGGTAATAGAGGATTAGGCATGTGTTCGTCTAGCCAAAAGCCAATCTCAGTAATATTAACTCCACTACTGATACCTTTGTGTAAACTCTCAAATTCTACTTCAATCACGACCACCTCAAGACAAACATCATTGCGGCATTTTTGGAATTGAAGGTTATCCACCCTGTTCGTTCAAATGCCCCGTGCCAATATATACTCCAGATAGAATCAGTTTCGTACTTGCTCAGTGATTCTCGTATATTTGCCCACTCACTTGAATCAAGTTCTACTTTACTGTTTTCTAATAATCTCATGACCACCTCAAGACAAATATTATGTACAGTTCTTCATCGTACCACTTGACATTGTAAGCATAGCCCTTCTTACACTTTCCCAGTGTAGCATTATACTCTTTCAATTCACTAGCAAGATCCTTAGGTTCTATTGAGCTTAGAAAGTTAGTGAAGTAATTAGTAGGCTTCATTGGCCTTAGATTTTCATATTGTCTACGAATCATTTTACCAACTTTGTAATCATGTTGTACTGGTCAATCGCATCGCATACATTCTTCCAAGCTGCAATTTCTGCTGGTACTGGTTGTCGTGAAATATGATTGTCTGGGTCATGGTCAGGTAGACTTGTCCAAATACTGACTTGAATTGTATGTGAGTGAGGAGCCATACTCTCTCTCCATTCTGTGTAGTAGTCGTCCCAGTAATACAATCCATACCCTTCTTCATCATCACCTAGTGTTGATTTTTTGTAGGCCAGGTAGTGTCCACTAACTTTGGGGCAAATATCATCTTCGTGTCGCCAAATACTTGTAATCATTAGAAACTCAATCTACATAAAATTATGTCACGCTCATATCTGAATTTAACTTGAATGAGGCCACGTGTGATTCTCCATCTAGCATGTCTTTCACAGTTGTCTACTCTATTATACAGCCATTCTAATACTTCTTCGTATGTTTCGGACATACTTGATGAACCGATACTAATCTCGTGTTCATACCATCCTGGACAAGTTTCTTCCCAACCACGTTTTTGGTCATAGTGTTGGATTACTATTGCCATTTCAGCATAAACCATTCCAAGTCTTTTTTCTCACGGAACCAAAACTTTGCATTGTTAGCATACCAACGACCACTGGGAGTCCATACCCCATCTTCTGGAGTAGGGCCATATGTTTCTACACACCACTCTAGCATATTCTGCCAATTAGGTCCATTCAACACTCCGGGCACCCACCAATCAAGTATTGGTTTAGCAGTATAATAACGTGCGCCGAAGATACGACCTTCTGAAAGTTCTAGCTCCATCGTAGTAAAAACATCATGTAATCTTTTTCATCTTTGAAGGCAACGAATATGTAGTCGCCTCCACCCATGTCGTTAAATGTCCACTCATTGCTAGTAGAAGGATACTTGATAACTCTATGCATATCCATTCTACTCTTGAATCTCGCTGTTTTATCCATCCAATCATAGATATCATCGTCGCCGTATCTTATACCACCTGGACCATAATCATATAGTAGGTCGTATGCGTAATGATCCCTATTTTCAATACAATGGACAAACTTGTATCCTTGATAGAAATCTTTTACTCTGTTGGCGCAATAGGATACATCTGGGTCACGCATTCTACGATACACGGCCCATGACTTGTATCCACTCTTTTCAAGTTTACGTTCGGCTCGCTTTTTGCGAATCCATGCACGAATTCTACGTATCAACCGCATGCTAATTGAAAGAACATTGCGTCCTTCTCATTCAAGAACCAGAACTCAATCCATTCGTCACACATTCTGCATGAGTACAGTTCTCCGTTTGCCAATCCAAAATGCTCAACGGCAAAGGCACAGCTTTCGTTCCAAGTGTTCAACCTGTCACGAAAGGTGTGTGGTTTGTTTATGTCTAATTCACTCTTATAGGGGATTCGAACCACAAAGTCGTGGTTGTCATCAATACCCCCCAGCTTTGAGGATTTCTTTGACGTTTCTGACACTTTCCGGATCTCGCTTAAATTTGATTGCCCATTGTTCTGGGTTGATATAGTCAAGAATCATTTTAACATGATCTGGATTTAGTGTATCTAGAAATTGGGTACCGCTGTTGCTATGATACAACATCCAAGGGCTGATCTTGCCCACAGTGATAAGCTGAGTAATACGATTGACGTTACCATATCTTAGGTAGTCGCGACCTTGTATTCCTTCTTTTGTTGCCCATTCAATTGTAGTCTCGACACTGCGGTGAAGTGCATCCATAGCATCTTCTGTTCTAAGATACTCACATAGGTACTTGTTGTATGTTGAGTCAGTACACCAAGTATCGATCTTAACTTGATTCTTCAACAACCATTCAGTGAAACGATTGATATTCAATGCATTGATTTCAACACAGTATGCACCATACTTTACAAACGCAGTATAGTAGGCACTCTTAATGAATTCTTCATACGTCTTGTTCTTCTTGGAAGCTGTATTCTTTTTGTAGAACTCTAACCAAGACTGAAAACCTATACGGTTACCGTGTCTATCTTTCTCAAGCCATCTGTGCTTGTATTCACAGATGTGCTTTAACATCGTAGTTTCTTTTACGAACTCCCTCTTGCAAAACTCACATCCATACTTCAATGGCTTGTCAGTTGCCTCGGTCTTTTTCATATTGCTCGATTTCTTCGTCAGTAACAAGTCCACTCAATACCTCAATGTCTTCAATCTTCATGTCTGGGAATACTTTCGCAAAGTACATCTTACGCTTTTGGTCAGCTACAAATGCTTTGCTAATCTCTGTGATATCACCATCGCTTGCTTTGGGATAAATCTTTTTGTAATAGTCTTTGATATCTTTCTGCACTGCAGGTTCTCTGAGCAATGAAACCTTCTCTTTGATCTGAGGGATCCATTGATGAAACTGTTTGCCGATACCGGGACTTGCAGCACATAGCATTTGCCATTGTAGTTTAGGATGCTTCTGTACGTATTCGTTGAACAAGTATTTGTTAGCATACTCGTTCGTACTCATTACATAATATCGTGATGCACCTTCACTACCTTTGATAGCACTCATCCACTTAATCATCATGAATGGTACAAACTTCTTTTGTTGTTCAGGACTGAGTCTATCGTAATAGCCATAGTCTTTCTTATCAAGAGCAGCCAAGACTTCAAACAAGTCTAGGTCTTGATCTTGAAATTTTTCATCTACTGGTACTGCTGGTTTTTTCGTTGCCATTAATTTAATCCTGTGATCCAGTCGCTCTTGATACCTTTTTCATAGTAGTCTCTAGCACGACCTGAGTAATACATTACTTCATTGCACATTGTACACTTATATCTGTGTAAGTCAATATCTACACAAGTGCTTTCGGTGTAATATTTCCATTCTCCTACCATCTCACCGGAGTACCAGTCTTCTTCTTCTTCCCAGCGTGAGGTTTCTCTTTGATGATTGCAACTCATATTAAAACGCCTGACTATAATCTACTATTTCACAATTTCTGCTAATCTCTTTAACAAAGTAAACACATCTAGGTTTGTCACCGTCATCGATTGGAACACACAAGAACTGTCCGTTCTTTAGTCGAGGTGCATACCAAGTTACATCGTGATAGATATCAACAATCTCGATAGGTAAGAATGATGGACTGAATGAACTTAGTGGATTGAATTCAAACGCATTGAATCCCCTATCATTGATACTTGTAAGAGGTAATGTCTCTAAGTCACCGTGTTCTTTTTCACCAATCAGTATCTGCCAATCTACTGGCATCTTGATTGTCTTCTCACCGATCTTGAGTACAAGTGCAGGAGCGCTGAATGATTCTAAAAAGATTAAGGGAATGTAATGATAGTCTACGTTCGATGGGTTAGAATTATCTAGGATAGCAAATCTAAGGTCATCAATCTCTTCCGGTAATGTCTCTAGATTGTAATAGTTGTTGTCGAGGGTTAATATACGCATAATGTATTATATCACTTATAGGTTAGCTTTTCAATGTCAAATGGATAGTTTGCATCTTTATAGTAGGTTTTTCTTTGCGTCAAGTGACGTTTAGCAAACTTACATGAGCTAGTGATATCCCAAATCTGCACAAAATCTTTGTCTTCTGCTTTACGAATACCTCGACCTATTGACTGGATAACACGGACAAACGATTTACCAGGCTCCAAAAGAACCAAGTTAAAGATACGAGGTATATTGATACCAACAGCAGCGACACCATACGTGGCGATAAAGACTTTGTTAGTCGCTGTAGCAAAATCGTCATACTCTTCCCTACGTTCATTTAAGTTTGTTTCTCCTGATACAAATGCTACTTCTGGTTTATCTTTCAATAGACTAAAGATATTTGACAATCTACGTTGTAGTTCTTTGCCTGCACTGATTCTGTCTACAAGAATCAATGTGTTACCACTGTCTTTGACATCATTGATTAGTTTAGCGATTGCATCAAGTCGTTCGCTGTTCTCAGTTAGGTACTTCAATTCGCTTTGATAGTTACCGAACTCTACTTCATCTTTCAACTGCACGATCTTAACGTGACATTGTGCAAGTACACCTCTGTCTTGTAGTTCGCTTGCAGACAGACGACCAATGACTGGGCCTAATGAAACGAACAACGACATGAATTCAAACTTAGCCTTTGGAACTGTACCTGTCAATCCCCAGCGAATAGGAACCTGAGCAAAAGGACCAGTCAACAATGCTTTCAATGCATCAGCTTTAGCCATGTGTACTTCGTCAACCATAACACAAACAACACCTTCGATGAACTCACCAATTGGGATTTCTGCTTCCCCTGTCTTGGTGTTCTTCATCATATTGTTCAATGATTGCCAAGTACATATTGTATGAGTTCTTCCGGCTTCTTTGCGGTCACCAAAATACACACCAACATCAAGACCCAAATTAATATAGTCGGCTTCCGTTTGACGTACAAGGTCTTTATTAGGGACAATAACAATCGATCTACCATACTTCTCTACGCTCAATGAAAGTGCCGCAGTTGTCAACGTCTTACCTGCACCCGTTGCTACTTCTTGAATACACTGCGGATTTTCAAGAAACTTGTTAATGATATCGATCTGATAGTCACGCAATACGACAGGTTGACCTGCTGCCGGATGCTTTGCAGGCCATAACTTGTGTTTGAACGTCTCCTCGGACACCTTGTCGAATTCGAATGTTGTGCGATAGTCACGTTGGTCATCGAGGTCAATGTCATATCCTGCACGATCAAGTACAGGTAGAATTTCTTCAAGCAAGTTGATGTACGTGCTACCGCCTAGACTGAAATAGCTTGTCTTGCCATTCCAACGACCTAGTCTTACGCTTGGAAGATAACGTGCACCTGGCACATCAAATTCAAACATCTTCATTAGAGCCTTACGCTCTGATAGATCAAGTCCCTCAAGTTTTATGTTAACTTCGTCCCTGATTAGTAATTTACATTGTTTCATTTAATATTGATTGGTTCTGAATTTACGATGTGAATTATTTTACACACCTTTGCTGGGTCATATGCACTCTCAAACTTCCTCATGAACCTAATTGTCACTGGGAAGTTGTAGTCACCTATGGGTAGTAAACTAACGCTAGTGTTAGTGTCGCAGTATTGAATACCATTTGCCTCTAGTTCTCTCTTTAACTTTTCTCTAGTTGAGTTAGTCACAGAAGAACCTGATAGATACGCTATATCACATTGTATCTCCTTGAGCCAAGAAACCATAGTGGTTAGGTGACTTTGCTCAATATATGTGATTTGTTCACACGCAAATCTATGCTTTGGACTAATGTTTACAGTTGCATCATCAAATATAATACCTCGGCTAGATAGAATGGCTAGTGTCTCAACACTATCATCTATTTTAAGATCACCTAGACTGTCATCCAATGCACTGTTCGATGCCACGATGAACCAGTTGCCGTTACGATTGACAAGTGTGGGTTCCCAATACTTCATCAACTCATACTCGGTCAGTGTTTCAATTATGTGTTGCGTGACTTCGCATTTGTGTATGACTGGAAAGTATTTGTCAGCCGCGTTCAATACAAGTTTAAGGTTGTATGTGCTGTAAGGAGCTTTGTATTGTCTCTCCTCTTTGATCCAGGTAAAACTATTCAGTTCGATCTTTCTGAAAGAATCGATGAATGTTCTATTGAATGGACACTTGAAATATATTGTGTCGTTGTCAATCTTTACATGACCCTCAGTGTATTGAGGACTAGATTCAACAACATTAACTGACCATGGCAAGTCAACCAACTTGTCAACGAATAGTTCGTGTTTGGCAAACTGTCTTTGATATTTATGCAATAACGTATCTAGTAATACTACCTGATTGGTAGTTACTTGTTTTAACGTTGCTATGTTATCAATAAACTTTTCGTCATATCTACTCATGTGGATATGACCCTTCATAAAGTGAAGTACTTGTTCGATTGTTTTAGGCTCTACCATTGTTACATTATATTTAATCACAATAGTAAAAGCAAATTATAAGGCAAAAAAAGGGGACCGAAGTCCCCTAAAATGCGTTACCAATTAGTATTTTGTACGACTGAAATCACCTTCAAGTGGATCGCTCATAGCAAAGTCACTTGGGATATCTTGTTCGGTAACACCGGGAGTCAAACCCTTGCCACCAAGTTGTCGCCAAACATACATACGTTCTTGATTCTCTTTCTGAATCCATTCATCCTTACGTTTTGCTTCATACATTGCAGGGAAGTCTGCGGCCCAAAGTTTAACCTCGTAGCTGTAACTCTTAAACTCAGTGCCACCTCCGCCTCCACCGCCACCGGTACAGATAGTAGTGCGCTCAAAGTAACTAGAACCCCAACCATCATGCATGTAAGGATCTTTCTTGTGCTTGCTCATTGGTGGCTTAACTTTGATGTTGATACGACCACTCCAACCTGGGTAACCAGTAGGCTTACCTTTGTTGTAATCAGCGCGGGTATCAAAGTTTTGAACACCTTTGCGAGGGCTAGAGTGACTGTTACTCAGAGATTCACTCCAGCGCAAGTCAAGGATGCTCACATCGTGGTATTCGTGAAACGGAGCAGCCTCACCTTTACGATCCCAACGGTAGAAGTCATTTTGTGCCCCGTTAGCCCAGAACCAGCGCCAGTTGTCTTTGATAAACTGATTCAGTTCAGCAAGACTTTTAACTTGTCCCATCTTTTCAAGGAACAACTCACGCTCTGCTTCCATCTGCTCAACCTTCTTTTCAGCACGACGGGCACTTGCTAGTTTGCGCAGGTGTGCTTGGTACTTCTTTTTGTCTTCAAAGATTTTACCGTCTGCGTCACTTTTGTATGCTTGGATAATACTCATTCTTCAACTCCAAAATGTTCTTTGATCCGTAGTTTAATAACTTCGGAAATGTTGTCGTTAACCATATCTTCACGGGTGTACCAAACTTGTTCCATGCATTCCTTGACAATCAACTCAGCAAACTTTTTCACTTCGTCAAATGGTGCCGGCATGCCGTTAAATAGTTTTGCTTGATATGCAAGTTGTACAAATCTTCCGTTCATTCCTCGACTCCGAAATGCTCTTTGATTAAAGACTTACACTTTTCTGCACCATCACCAAATGCATCATTCGGTCGGGCAACTTGAGCGGCTCCAGAAACGGCACCACACAACATCATACATTCCTCTACGATCAACTCGGCGAACTTTTCCTGAACAATCTCGGAATATTCCTTGCCTTTATAATCGAATACTTCGTTTGCCAATAAGACAGCCTTATAAGCAAGGTCTTTGATTCGTCCGTTCATTCTTATTCCTTCACAAGAGCCTGGGCAGTGTAGATTGTTCCGGTGTTCGCATTGACAGTGATACTAACACCACCTTGCAGAATCCAGCCTTCGTCAAGAAACTGCTGGACTACCTTTTCAAACACTTCCTGACGCCATTCAGTAACAATCATGTATTTCATTTCTGACTCCGTTTTCTGATTCAATACATGTATTATATGCCCAAATCGATTTATTGTCAACCAAAAAAAAGTAGTACTAAAGTACTACTAATTTTTGTTAGTCTTTTAACGTATGCCAGGATGCCATTCGCTCGGTCTCAAACTTTTCATACTGATCTAGGATCACGCATGTAATCAAATACGTTACTGCTATACTATAGCCAATGGTGACTATCGTTTTAAAATTACTCACGCTTTCTGCGTTCGTATCACCAATAGTCAAACCAACAGCACCTAGTAAAAATATCACGACCATACTAGTGAGAAACCAAGCAAAGAATCCTAGACCACGATGATCTTGATATGTGTTCATGAATGTACGGTGTAGCTTCAATGGAAGTCGAATTAAGGTTCGATACAATCGCGTGAGCATCCAACCAATAAAATAGAAACCTGTTTTAACTTTCATTTGTAATCTTTCTTCAACATCCAGAACAAGACTTCACCTTGATCTAGCTTACATAAATCACCGCTGTATTTCTTTACAGGACGAGTCGTTGGACTAGGATCTGCTAACATGATTTGCACAGTACCTTTACCTGAACTTGGATGTGCTTTACCAAATGCTTTTACTCGGTAGATGTTGTTGTGAAAAACAACAAAGTCATCTACATGAAGTTCTCGGTCAATCAAGTCTGTTGGGTTTGTCATATCTTCCTTATCGAAACGGACTTATTGACATTGCCGTTACGCACACTGCAGGGGTTAATCTTTGAGCCACAAAGCCCAGTAAATACCAATAGCCCACAACTGATTCCAAGTTGTCTTGGATGCTTCTATATAATTGGGCACTTCACGAAATGCCTCAACACCAAAGTTAGCAAGACCAAGACACACTACGCAGATGATAGCACCAACAAAATTTGACATATTAATTACCTTTCATGCAAGTTGCTTTAGCCAGTTCACGCCAGTTAGCGGAAATCTTAACCAAGTCAGCAATTTTCAGACACATACGCAAGGAGACTTCACGCAGTTTTGCATGGTTAGTGTCAATGAACGACATGATTTCATCAGTTTGTTCCTGAGTAAAATCGTAGTCTTTGAACAGACCGCCATCAGCATCGCGGTGAACTTGTTTGATGCGGAGCATCTTGTCACGCTCACTGTCAACAGTCAGGTCCAGAAAGTGACAACGAGATTGCAGTGCATCCAAGTGAGGTTGCATCTTGCTTGCCTTCTTGTTGTCAAAGGTCTTGTTCGTGATGAAAATGATAGAACCGTTGAAGTTGAACGAGTTAGGGATACCTTCGTCACGCAGGATGCGAGAGTCTTTGTTCCAAGAGATACGGCGAGTCTTGCCTGAATCCAAAGCACCTTTCAGCACGTTGATTGCGTCTTGATCTTCCCAGATATCGCAGTCATCGAACACCAGAACATTCTTTTTGTCGCTGTAAGCATACAGTTTAGCGAACAGACCGATACCACTCATAGCACCTTTGACGATTTCAAAGCGAGGCTTCTTGCCTGCAACTTGATCGAACAGCGATGCCTTTTCCATTTGCAGAGACACGCCGTGCGACTTACCGATACCAGCAGGACCAGTCACAATCATAG